CTCCCGTTTAGCCCACGTATCACCATTCTCGATAACTGTACAGCGGTTGGCAATTCGGACAATCTTCTCTTTATCGTGGAAGACAATTATTTCTACGAGGTTCTTATCTTCGTTGCTGGTAGAACCTGAGAACATCTCTTCTCGGAGTTGCTTAGCAGTCTTGTCCCCTCGGTAGGTCTTCTTAGTATACTCATCAACCTTATCAAGGTTCTTGTAACGCTTGGTCATCAGTTCAGACTTATCATCTTCTGGGTTGTACTGGTCGTTAGTGATTTCCTCGTCTTCGAGTTCTTTCTTCGTGGTCAGGTAGCGGTAGCCACCCCACTGAAGGTTCTCATAGTTGGTTGCGGCAGGGTCAAAAAAGTTATCTTCTGTGGGGATATACTGGTTGCAAGGGTATTCCCCGTTCCAATATTGCCATAGGTAGCCGTTCCCTACTTGGAGCGAATCTTCGATAGCCCAAGAAGCTTTGAGTTTTGTCTTGTCCTGCGTCCACCACTGGTCGTTGAGTGCATTGAGGACTTTGGTATCCCCGTTCTGTTCGTCAGTTGTCGGGAGAAAGTCAAGTTTGACTTTTCCACCAATGACATTTGATTTAACTGCCTGGATAATCGTGAAAGTCTCTGGGACAAACGTATCTGACGAGCCTTCATAATTGACTGCCACACGTTGTGAATTATAGAGTTTTCGGGCATTCGACCACTTGTCTTTGTAGCCTTTTTTGTAGTAATCTCGTGCATTCTTAAACTTCTCCATGACCTCAGCAAGCACTTGCTCGTCTGGGTCTACTTTTTCCTTCTGGGTAAAATCATTCTTAGCCATATATGCCTTTAAGTATGTGGCAAAAAACACTTGTTTGCAAACTTTTAAGGTTATCCCAGCTTAATTTTGGTTAATTTTGGTTAAATCTAGGCTCTAGCACCCTTTTTAAGCATTCCGGCATGTCTTTTCCGTATTTCTGCGTACTTTCGAGGTATTTTAGATGGGATATGCCGACGATTTACGATAACATCTGTCCACTCGAACACTTGGAGAGCGATAGCGGTAGAAATAACCGTGTCATCATGTGCCCCATGTTGAGCATTGGTCTTCCCTCGGTCATCTACCACATATTCCATACACTCTCGGATGAATGTTGGGTCAAAGTCTACTATTTTAGCGGTATAGATAGCTTCTGAGAGGGCGTTTATCATCAGAGGTTTGGTTTTTCGGTCAGTTTTCCAACCTAGTTTAGAGGTGTACTGCTCGAAGCGTTCCTCAACGCCCTTCTCACGCCTATAGATGTTGGAGTAGTTCATATCTCGAAGCCTCTGAACTGTCGTCAGACCGTGGTTATTTATCTCACAGGCTATGAGGGCATTCCCATAGTATCTACCCAGCTGTTCTAGGACTTCCCCGAACTCACTTGGTTCAACATCACCCCTCCATCTCGCAACGGTCTTGGTTTCGTCTATATCCATAATAGTCGCAACAGAGAAGTCTCCACCGATACCCTCAGCTACGTCAGCCCCAATAACATATTTCTTAGCGGAGACAGGTTTCTCCCATATCTTGAGAGGCGCTCCGATAACAGGTATGGCTTTGAATTGAAGTTTCTTTGGTCCAAAGGCAATCATCTCACCCTTGGCTTCTTCCTCAACCAGTTCGTAGGTCTTTGGCTCGTAGGCTTTCTCTTCCATCTTCACGAGTGCGCCGATATTGAAGCGTGAGTTACCGCTGGCTAGGAAGGCTTCTATATCTGTGAGAGGGTATTCTTGGTAGAACTTACGCTCATCGTCTGCAAACTCCTTCATCGTCTCTCTACGCCATGCAATCTGTTCGTCGGTGAGGTCATGTATAGACTTGAGTTTCTTTTCTTCAGCGGTCAGTTTGAACCCCTCTGGAACGGGTAAAGAATAGTCTTCCCTATCTGCCCAGCTAAAGAACAGCGGCTTGAATACTGAGTTTCCTGCTTTTGCTGCCTGCCATGTCTTATGGAAGAAATCACCAATTCCGTTAGCGGTACTCTCTAGGAAGATGGCAGTGTTAGGGATTTTAGGAACGGCTTGCATAAGTCCTGCCATCAACTCTGAACCATCTGCCCACTTTGAAATCTCAGAACCATGCATCCACTGGATAGTTTGTCCACGCCCCGTGCCTGTATTCTTAGCGGAGGCAACATCTATAGAGGATTTCAACCCTGTTCCATCTTCGGTATCGAAGGTGAGATCAGTTCGGGTATTATATTTGGTACTCGGCTTAAATAGTGGGTTTGAGTTGTCGTAATACCTGCGAAACATCGAGTACAACTCCTCGGCGGTATCTTGGTCGTGAGCGACAATCTTACTCTTAATGTTCTTGTGAGTAGCAGTCCACCAGTAAATAAGAGCCTCTACTAGTGTAGAAACTCCTTCTTTGCGAGCTTTGAGAATGATGTAACGGATTTGTCTGTGGTTAGCAATGTCATCCATAACGTGCTGGATAATAACCTTCTGTATTTTGTTGAACTCCAGCGGGACAATATCACCGGACTCAGTCTTGATTTTGAGATTGTTTAAGCAGTAGCGCTCAAAATCGTCGCAGACCTCTTTAATCTTCAGTAACTCTGCTCGACGTTTCTCTGGGTCCATGCAATTACTCTAACACAGTCTTGACAATAATAGTGCCCTCGCTTGGAGGACACGGTTTGCCATACCTAGAAATAATGGAGAGTCTGCTAGCTTTGGCTTCTTGGTTCCACTTTTTCTTGACTTCATTATCACTCCAATTACGGGCTTTTATCTCTTCCTGCATTCGAATAATGAGGTAACAATCGTCACAATAAAAGCGGTATTTTTTACTAGTGCAGAATATTATCCCACATTTGTCGCAACAGATGACTTCTTCTTTGGCGGACTTAAACTTCATTATTCCATCGATTGTTTTTAGTCCATCAAATTCATCCACGCCGCCCTCCTTGTAAAATGTTACCCTATATATTTTAAGGATAACACTAATGCTTCTAAAGTCAATCTTTAAAAGTCAAATATGAATACCAGAACGGGTGGATAACATCTTCTCAAACTGGGCAGCATCATAGTTTCCACAAGCAGAAACATTGTCAGGCAGCTCACCTACTAGACAGCGGAATGCTACTAACACACTCTTCCCAGCCCCCGTAGAACTCTCTAATATGATATATCCAATACCTTTATTAGCATGGGCCATGACTGAGTCAGCTTTAGCCCCCGTATAGTAACCCTTGACCCACTGGTACTGCCCCCTAGTATCGGTAAACTTATCAGTGAAATCACTCATTAGAAACTCTCCATCTTTCCTGTTTTTAGGTTTAATCGCTGACGAGTAGTAGTAATGTCAGATTGGCGGAACTTATCTATCGTGGTAGCTCGTAATAGGTAATCAATTTTCAAGGTCTGGTACTTATCGGAGTGCCACTCATCATTCATAAGATTCTTTAAGGACTTCTCTATCTCCTCTAAGGTAAACAACTCAAGGGTCTTCTTATAGCCGTGTGGTAGAGTACGGAAGTCCCGTCCTAGAGTAGCGTTGACTACTTTTAAGAGTCCCTTATCATCTGTGTCGTGCTCGTTACGGACATCTTTCACAAGTTCACGGATGAAATTGCGCATCTCTTCCCAGCGGGGAGGGTTATTACAGCCTGGTAAAATATAAAAATCATCCATCCGTTTCTCAATATCTACCATTTTCCCCTCCCTTATCTTTCTCCCCTTTATCAAATTCAAACGAAATAATTAACAAAAACACATACAACAGCATACCCATAAAGGCTTCTAAGAAGTCACCTGTGAGGATGAGGACTGTGAGCCCTGCACAAAGTATCCCTGCCCAAAAGATAAACTCACCGTTCATACTATCTACCTGTCCACATTCCACTGAGCTCACCACCAAGCTTGACGGAAGTATTGTCGTATACTGGGAACGGATTAACAATTATCGGAGCACCACTCTTCTCATCAGTCTGAAAGCCGTTATCTCTCCATAAGAAATACTGCCGACCATTCATAAATGTAGGCATCTCAGGCTCACCATCCTTCGCAACAGGCACCGCCCCAAGCGGAACATCATACCAGTATTTAGCTTTCCTGATAACTACTTCACCCTTATCATCTTCCCAGAACCCCGACTTCATGCGGATATTCGGAGCCATGAACTCAAACTCACCCATAGCGGGCTTCTGCTCAACAACTACTATCTCTTCCGAGATGTTCTCAATCGTCCCAACCCTAGAAGCTTTCTTACGGCAACTAGTGGAACAATACTTCGCATCACTCCTACCTTCAAACTCGATTCCACACACGATACATTTATTCATGCTACACCTTTCGTTACTTATTTATATATTAAGTGTACCAAATTATTTGTCACATGTAAATAGGAAAATATATACAATATATATTTTGGATGGGACCCTATTACATGTATGTCACAGATAATTTAAATATCCCCCTTTGTCACACTTAATTCTAATAAAGGGTCTAAAATGTCACACATATGCTGCTCATATGTCACAGATAAATGCTCTTCTTGTCACAGATAATCCTAATTGTGTCACAGATAGTTACCCTGTCTTTAGGTACCCCATTTCATTTTCGCCTCGCCGCCACGTAGCCTCTGTGTGTGCGAGCTATACCGCCCCCCCTACCCTACCTGGGTACTAGTTGACCCCTGTTATATAGCATATATGTTACGTCGCAGAAGGTAGACTGTGCGACATAGGGCTTACAGTAGTGAGATGAGTATACTATCAACTATGAGTAGAACGTCGCTTACAGGGGCTTATACGCGGTCTAACAGGGGTGTATGCATGGGCCGGATTATAAGCCCGAAAAGATTGTAACAACCCTCAAATTATCTCATTAAGCATAGCCTCTATATTCACATTAACAGAGGTAGACTCTGTTCTTTGAGTAGCTTTCCCGAATATTTTATCATGTACCCACTTGGCATTCTCATTACTGAGTTGACGTAAGAAAGCTTCTAGGGTTGGGACGATTGAGAACATCTCGGAAGAGATAGTAGT